TTTTTAGAAGGTGTTAATAGAATGGATTTAACTTTAGTTTCATCTAATCATACTAAAAAAGTATTTACTGATACTAAATTTGATAAAGTTAATCAACAAACTAAACAAAAAGAAGGAACAATATCTTTAACTAAACCAGTTGAAGTATTATTTGAAGGAGCTAATACTGACATTTATAAAGTATTAGATAAAGTAGATACTAAACAATCATTTTTAAAAGATATAAATAGTATTCCTGAATCATTTGCTTACTTATTTGTAGGTCATTGGATACAAGGTGATCTAGGCGAAGATAGAAAAAATGTAGGTCTATTAGTTAAAGCGTTTTATGAATTATTTAAAAACAAAGCTAAAGCTCCAGCATTAATTTTAAAAGCATCAGCTATGAGTTCATCTTATGTTGATAGAGAAGAAATAATTAAACGAGTAAAAATGATTCGTAAAACAGTTAAAGCAACTACTTTACCTAATATTTACTTATTACATGGTGAATTTACAGATGATGAAATGAATACATTGTATAATCATCCAAAAGTAAAAGCAATGATTAATTTAACTAAAGGTGAAGGTTTTGGAAGACCATTACTTGAATTTAGTTTAGTTAAAAAACCTATTATAACTACTAATTGGAGTGGACATACAGATTTCTTAAATAGTGAATTCACTACTTTATTACCAGGTCAATTAACACCTGTACACCCAAGTGCGGCTAATCATATGTTACTAAAAGATAGTAGTTGGTTTTCAGTAGATCAAGGACATATAGGTCATTATATGAAAGATGTATTTGAAAATTATAAAAAATATACTGATGGTGCTAATCGTCAAGCATATAAATCTAAAACAGAATTTAGTTGGGATAAAATGAAAGATAAAGTAGATGAATTATTTACTAAAAATATTCCTGAATTTCCTAAAGAAGTAGCTTTAAAATTACCTCAACTTAAAAAAATTGAATTACCTAAATTAAATAAAGAATAATGGATAACTTAACAATATGTAAACGTTGTGGAAGTGACGCTTGTTATACTCAAGAAGTAACTCCTGAAATAATAAATCAATTTTGTTACGGGTGTGGTTTTCAAACTAACACACTAATGAAAGAAGGTGAAGAGTTTTTTGAACAACAAAAAGAATTACTTCCTGAATTATATAAAGACATAATCTATAAAGATGAAAATGATCAAATGTGGATGCCTAGTATGATTAATGTTCCTGATAAAGGAATGGTATTTGCAAATGGTACTGATCCATCTAATTGGAAATGGGCGGCTGTTAAAGCAGTAGCAGTAACTGAAGAAGAAAAACATAAATATCCTATTAAAGGAAAAAAAGACCAATACTATGAATTTAGAATGGATATGACAACTATGATGCCATTTGGAGAAAAAGAGTTTATGGATGCTTTATCTTATATAGGAGTTTTACCTGAATAATATGAAAATTAGTTATGCGATAACAGTTAAAGACGAGTTAAGTGAAATACAACGCTTAGTAAGTCTTTTATTAAACTATAAACGCTCTCAGGATGAAATAGTTATTTTATTAGATGAGACAAATGGTTCTAAATCAGTAGAAGAATATCTTAGATCACATTCTGCAAATAGTGAATTTTTATGGATTACAAAACCATTTTACAATCACTTTGCTGATTGGAAAAACACTTTAGCTAGTTTATGTGATGGTGATTTTATATTTCAAATTGATGCTGATGAATATCCAAATGAACAACTTATTGCTTCATTACCTGAAATATTAGAGTCAAACCCAAATATAGATTTATATTGGATTCCTAGAATCAATACTGTAGAAGGTATTACTCCTGAACATATTCAACAATGGAGATGGAGAGTAGATGAAAAAGGTTGGGTTAATTTTCCTGACTATCAATCTCGATTATATAGACGAACTCAAAGTATAACTTGGGTAAATAAAGTTCATGAACGAATTGATGGTGCTAATGTATTTACTCATTTACCAACAGAAGAAGAATTTTGTCTATATCACCCTAAAACAATCGAAAGACAAGAAAAACAAAACAATTACTATAACACATTATGATCTACAATAAAATATTTGTAGCTGGGGCTAACGGTATGTTAGGTACTACTTTACAAAAACATATTGATTTAAGTAAATTTTTATTAACAGATAAAGAATTAGGAGATAATATTATATATTGTGATATAAGAGATTTAAATCATACGTCAGAATTAGTTAATGATTATCAACCTGATATTATAATTAATTTAGCTGCTTTAGTTGATTTAGAATATTGTGAACAAGAAAAAGATGATTGTTATTTAACAAACACAATAGCAGCTTTATATTTATTTGAATTAGCTAAAGATAGAAACATACCTTATATTTTTATTAGTACAGCAGGAATATTTGGTAATGATAAAGAATTTTATACAGAACAAGATCAACCTTATCCTTTAAGTTCATATGGTAAAAGTAAATATTATGTTGAAACATATTTAAAGAATCAACAATATGATAAATACTGGATATTCAGAGCAGGATGGATGATGGGTGGTGGGCCTGATAAAGATAAAAAGTTTGTAAATAAAATTATGAAACAAGTTAAATCAGGAACTAAAGAATTATTTGTTGTAGATGATAAATTAGGAGTTCCTACTTACACTAAAGATTTTGCTTTATCTATTTTAAAACATATGGAAGAAGATTTACCGTTTGGTTTATATAATATGGTATCTCAAGGTGAAGCATCTCGTTATGAGACAGCAGTAGAAATGAATGACTATTTAAAGTTAGGACTTAAAGTAAATAAAGTAGATAGTACTTATTTTGCAACTGAATATTCAGCACCTCGTCCTTATTCAGAAAAATTAATTAATAAAAACCTTAATGATTTAAATAAAAATTATATGAGGGATTGGAAAACATGTTTACAAGAATATTTAAATGAATACTATACCGGTAGCTAGACTTTGGCATAAAAAAGGAAAATTGGAATATTATACTATGTTTCAATTAAAAAAACATTTTCCTGATATTAATTTTGAATTTCATATTATTTTAGATCAACCTGATTATAAGGATGAATGGTCAGAAAAAATAGATGCTCTACCTTATAAATGTGTTTGGTATAGTAAAGAGGATATGACTAATTATTTAGTTAATAGTGGTTATGGTGATAATGATTTAATTCTCAAAATACCTAATTTTATCCATTTTTACCACATTCTAATTAATCATTATATAAGACGTGTATATAGCTATGATTATGTGTTAAACATAGAGTATGATGTTATTTTTAACAGTGATGATTTATCACAATTAAAAAATTGTTTAGAAAATAAAATTCCATTTGGTATAACTGAGCCATTAAATGTAAATTGTGATAAAGTTTTAGCTCACCAAATATCAAATTTATTCCAACAAAATATAGTTAAATATTCTTATTTAGGTATAAATGCTGGGTTTCAAGGAATTGGATTATCTATATTTGATGAATTTTTAAATCCATCAACTTTTAATTTATTATTGAATTGTTTTGATTTTTCAGGAATATATAATGAAGATGGAACTGAAAAAACAGGAGGTATAAGAACACTTTTAGATACTCAAGAACAATCATTTCATTCATTAATGAATGCTTTTAGTCCAAATCATCAAATTTTAGAACCAACAGAATATTATGTTTATCCATATTGGATAGATATGGAACACTTAAAAAAATCAAAAGTAATTCATTTTATAGGTCATGAAAAACCTCAAGAAATGATGGATATAATTAATAAAAATTTAGAACAATAATATGACAAAATTACATTTAGGTTGTGGAACAAAACATATAGAAGGTTATACTAATATTGATATTAGATATTTACCTGGAGTAGATGAAGTAAATAATATTCGCTTTTTAAGAAATTATAAAAACAATTCAGTAGATGAAATTTACGCTTGTCATGTTTTAGAACATTTTGGTAGATGGGAATACAAAACAGTACTATCTAGATGGTTTGAATTATTAAAACCAGGAGGTATTTTAAAATTAGCAGTACCTAATTTTTCATCTATTTGTTCTCATTATGTTAAAACAGGTAATTTAAATTCAATCATGGGTTTATTATATGGTGGTCAAGATTATGATGAAAATTATCATTATATTACTTTTGATTTTAATTCATTAAATAATGATCTATCAACTATTGGTTTTAAAACAATTAGAGAATATAATTATAAAACAACAGATCACGCTCATATAGATGATTTTAGTAAAGCTTATTTACCACACATGGATGAGAATGGAATTTTAATGAGTTTAAATATTGAAGCTATTAAATAATGAAATTATTTATAAATTTTAATGAAGAAGAAAGATTTAGACCTAGAGTAAAACATCTAGAGCATCTAGATTTTTCTTTATTTTTAGATACTACTCCTAAATCTCAAGATGATTTATCATCAATAAACATAATGGTGTTAGCTGAGCCAAACGAATATTTTGGTTTACATGATTGGGTTATTAAAAATAAAGACTTATTCTCAATTATATTAACTTATAATGATAAAATATTAAATACATGTGATAACGCTTTATATTTCCCTTTTAGTTTTACTTTTCTAAAGCAAGAACAATATGAAGCTAATTATGAGAAAGAATTTAAATTATCTCATTTATGTGGTGTGTTACTAAAATCATATGGTCATCAATTACGTCATGAAATTTTAGATAGGGAAAATGAATTTAAAATACCTACTAAATTTTTTAAAACAATAGGTGACAGACATAAATTAGATACTGTAGGAGAAGATAAAATAAATGTATTTGGAGACTCTCAATATGGTATAGTAATAGAAAATTTCTCTCATAGAGGATACTTCTCAGAAAAACTAATAGATTGTTTTTTAATGAAAACAATTCCTATATATTGGGGTTGTTCAAATATAGGTGATTTTTTTAATACTGATGGTATAATAAAATTTCAAAATGTAGATGATATTATTTTTTATTTAAATAATATTAATAAATCACATTATAATAATTATAAAGATGTTATTGAAGAAAATTATCAAAAAGCACTTTATTATACTAATTACGAACAACGAATAATAAATCAAATAGAAAATATTTTTAAACATAACAAATTAATATGATTGGTGATAAAAAAGTAGTGGTTGTAACACCGGCCGGAAGAAAAAAATATATGGAGATTTTAGTCAAATATATTTTAAGAGAAAAAAAAGTAGTTGATGAGTATAGAATTTGGGTTAATACTAAAAACCCTAAAGATATAGCTTATCTTAAAGAACTAGCTTCTAAACATAAAGGATTTATTACTTTAGATGAAAGATTTATGGAGGAAGATGATTGTGGTTCTAATCAAAATATTCATAGATTTTTTGATAAATGTATAGAAGAAGATACAGTGTATATTAGATTAGATGATGATATAGTTTGGTTACAACCTAATTGTCTAGAAAATTTAGCTAAGTATAGAATAGAGAACCCAGAACCATTTTTAATATTTGGTACTATTATTAATAATGGAATAGTTGATAGTTTATTACAAAACTTTGGTTATTATAATAATAATGAACCATTTAATTATCATTGTACTGATACTATAGCTTTTAAAAATCCTAGTGTGTGTGAATCTAAACATAGATACATGTTAGATAAATATTTAAAGAAACTTAAAACACCTGAATCTGTTTTTAAAGGCTGGATTGTAAGACAATATGATAGAGTATCTATTAATTGTATTTCTTGGTTAGGTTCAACATTTAAAGAATTTGAAGGTAAAGTAGGAATGGATGAAGAACAATGGTTAGCGTCTGATTATCCTCAAGAAATTAAAACACCAAATGTAATTTTTGGAGGAGCATATTGTTCTCATTTTGCGTTTCATCCTCAAAGAGAATATATGGATAAAACTATTATATTAGATGAATATAAACAATTATCTGAATACTTAGATATTAATTTAAAAGATTATGACTTTGATAAAATACAATGGAATAAATTATCAAATGAAACTAAATTATTTATTTACCAAATATTAAAAGAAAATAACTCACTATAATGAAAATACTTTACATATCAGATATGGGTTTTGAAGGATATCTTCCTTCAAGTAATTACCCTCGACCTCATTTAAGTTGGATAAATGCTTTAGGAGCATATCATATTCATCATTCAAAAGTAAATACAATACAAGAAAAATTTGATATAGCTATTGTAGCTTCATTACATGAAAATGCTAGCGCTCAAATTATTAATTTAGATGATATTAGAAAAATAGCTAAAAAAGTAGGCGTACAGCAAGAATCTCACCATAGAAATTATTTTACCGCTAGAGGAGTTATTGATTCTGTTTTTTTTATTTCATTATATCAAAATTGTGATTTTATTTTAACTCATAATGAAATTGATTTTAAATACTTTGGTAGTTTATTTAATAAACCTACATTCCATCATCCTCAATTAATGGATTT